AAAATATTAAAGGTGACATTAGTCAAATAATAAATGAACAGAAAATTGAAAAAATAAAAGAAGCCAATATGATTTTATTAGAGGATAAATCTATGGTATCAAACCAATTATCTAAAGAATTAGAAAAATATATTAATGATATGTTAGAAATTCCTGAAGAAATTACAGATGATAAAAAATATTTGTTATCAGAACTTGAAAAAAAATATAAAGAATTTTTATCTATTACAAATCAGAATTTTACTCAAGAAATTAAAAATAAAATAAAGAAATCTGTTGTTGAACTAGTTTTTGCTGAAATAAAAATACAAAAAAGACTTAATTTAAAAAAACCATTATTAGTTACAAATACATTAACTGATTTTTTTGCAATTTAAACTTTATAAGTACTACTTATTTTCTTCCAAAGACTCTTTTCAAATAATCTTTTATTAGTTTCTAATAATTTAATTAATGAATCATCCGCATCTAAATAGACATTTGTTATAAAAATATATTCAAATATTTCTGCTATAACCCAATTATCTTTAAAATTAATTTTAATTTGCTCAAAATACTTAATAAAAATATTTTGTATTTTTCTTAAACTATATCCAGAAATTATACTACCTTCAATAATATCATAATAAATATATGTTTGTTCATTTTTTTTAAAAATATGATCAAAAACTGCTGTAATAATTTCATCATTAACAATTTTATAATAATAATATAAAACCCATAAACAATTTGAAGATACTAATATATTTGATTTTAGATGCATAACATACTCATCTTCAAAGTTCCTTACAAATTTTCTAATATTCCAGTGTTTAAAACTATTTATATTATCTAATATAAAATGTCTTATTTCATTAGGACTTAGTAATTTGTATTTTATAAAATATTTAAAAAATGCACATTTAATTTCAGGATAGGCTGAACCTTGCATATCAATTAAATAATTTTTCATATTAATATAATGAGGTTTTTTAAGCAAATCAACAAGATGATCATATTCTGGGTTTAAATGTTTAAAAATAGTTTGAATATGTATTGTTTCTAATTTAAAATTATTTATCAAATATATCAAAGTATTTTCTGGTATACTAGTTTTAGATGTACATACAATAAAACTGTTTGTAATATTTGTTTTATAAATAGGATATATATTTGTTTTAAAATTAGTTCCAAATATATGAGAATTAATAATTGATTCTATTGAAAAATCACTATAAAAATCATTTGAAGTTTCAATAAATTTATCACATACCTTCTGATTAGATAAAATTACATGATATAACTCAGTTTTAAAAAAATTAGTTACTATGGTACTTAGTCTAACCAAATAATAATGTAAATTTTTATTATATATTGTAAACATACAACACATAAGCTCTAATAAAAAATTTCCAGAATTAGCTAACTCTGGTGTCTTTTCACATACTGAAATCAATCTATTAATTTTTTTTCTTGGTTTTTCTAAATTAAATTCAAAGTATTTAATACATTTTGGTAAATGTATGACTAATATATCTTTACTAATATATTTAGATAAATACATATCAATCAAACAATCCCAACGATTATATTTTATTGATAAATCTAATAAATGATCTACTGAAGATATTTTATTTATTAGTAAAATTGTTGGTGAAATACCAGATCTGATAGATAACTCTGCATACTTTTCTTTTTCATAAAAACTAAATTTTTTAACAATCTTTGATTTGTCTATTATATCATTCCATCTTGTTAATTTTATAATATGTTTTAATCTTTTTGATAAATTATGTTTAATATAATAAAATTCAATATATAGATCTATAAATTTATTTGAGCATTTGGACTTAATTAGACAATCAAGAATGTAAACTGTCCATAAAAAACAATTTGATTTTAAATTCATATATTTAATAAATTCTAAATCTTCAAAGTACACAAGTAACTTTATATAAAAAATATTTTTTATAAATATGTGTTTTTGTTTTAATTTACGTATATTTTTAATATTTATTATATTTGTAATATTTGTAAAATTTATTGTCTCCATTTCCTTTATAATATTCTATATATTTATTTGATCGATTTTTACGCTTATAAAATTTAAAGTATTTGCTACCCAATCCATCATTGCAGATTTATTAATATACTTGAAATAAAATTTACGCGCATTTTCAGCAATTGTTTTACATGTTGTTTGATTTTCTTTACACCATTCAATTTTTTCTTTTAAATCAGATAGGTCAGATTTAATAGGGATATAATGAACCCACGGGACAAGTAAGTCTGAATACCAAATTTTATATTTGGAATCAACTTTTAAAATAACTGATCCAAATGCAAGTTCTGCAGATAATCTAAATGCAGTTACAGACCCATCAATATTTAAAATATATTTATATTTAGACATTTCAACAAATGTTATTGGATCGACTGGTTCTATTCTTACAGGGTACTGAATAGGTTTGTTAGGTAACTTGATATCATTAAACCATACCTTAGTTATTCCAGCATCCAACTCTTTAATTTCTTTTAGTTGTGACAGCTTATGTGCTAGATAACGAACAGATGTTCTTTCATCATAACCACAATCAGTTGTTGCTCCTCTGAATACAACACGATCTATTTTTTTATCCCAGTCAATCTCAATTTGGTTTTCAAATCCTTTATACTGATCTCTACACATTCCATAAAAAATTTTTTGACTTGCTATTTCCCAATCATCATTAGTTGGTAACATTATATCTTGAAACTCATCAGATGAACTTTTTGAACAAATTGGTAGATATGTACGAGATAAATACTTTGATTCTAATGGTATATTTGGATCGGAGTATAATTGATCGTATGGTTGAGTATAGTTAGACTTAAGTACAGGAAAATCTCGATGAGAAATAAAAAATTCAACATCTCTAACTTTTCTATTTAATAATATTTCTTCAAACATATCAATATAATAAGATGAATTAATTAGTTTATAGTTACGCGATGCTCTTGTATCAAGTACACAATTATCAATTTCCCATTTTGAAGAATCTGGTTCCCAGTTAATATATTTAGAACCAGTTGTTTGTGCCTTAGTCTTATTATAATGAGACCAAGTAACACCAGGTGGTAAATGAATTAAATGAGACCAATTATTTTTAAAATTTTGATTATTAAAAGGGACAAACATAGTTAATTTGTTAGATTTAATTTGTACATAAATTCCAAATTTTATTTTAAAGAAAAGATATTTTAAAGAATTACGAAAAGATTGTTCTCTATTAATAATTTGATATGGTGGATTAGCAAAAATTTTTATAAGATTGTTACTAGACAAATCATTATAAATAATATTTGTATTTGTATCTATTATTTTAAAACCTTTACGAGGTTTAATTAAATATTTTTTAAGATCAGATTTATTTCCACAGGTAAAAACAACTTGTTTAAATGATTTATAAGATGGATTGAATTGATATGTTGTTTTTTCACATTTTTCTTTTGAATCAAAAGTAGATATTACAGTTTTAAAATCCATTATTTATAGGCTAGATTATAATTATCTTTAATAAAAAATTACCCAAAATAATTTCAAGTGGCAAATCTTCAAAATCATTTACTTCACGTTGTGCTAACTGTTTTTTAGCCGAGATTAAACTATAATCTAATTTAACACTAGTTTCTTCTTCAAATTCTCTATATGCACATTCATCAGAAGTTTCTCCATACTTAATTTTTCCTTTAGGAAATGAAAAATTAGAACTTCCGATAGTTTTACCGATAAGAACATACCAATCTAAAAAATTATCATATGAATTTAAAATATAGTTGTAAAATTCTTGGATTAATTTTGAATTGTCAGAAAATAATTTTGTTTGAGCAATCTTATAGAAACAAAGATCAACCATTTCATTTGAATCCATAAATTTTAAATTAGAAATACCAAATTTAGATAATAAAATAACACCACCATTTAATGTTGTTTTTTTATTATATGTACATAAACATTGATCCTCAAAAAGATCAATATCTTTTTGTAAATGATCTTCTGATATATATATATAATATCTTTTTTTATATTCTTCTATTTTATAAGGTGCAACAATAATTTCTTGCGGATTAATTGATTTTTTTTTATAATATGAACATTGACAACCTGCTAAATGTATTTTAACAGAATATGGAATAACATGATTTTTTTTATGAGTCATGACAAAATAAATATTATTAATCTATTTGATCTAATATACTATATAAAATAAATTTAATTCAATTTTTTTAATTATCTTCCGATTCTTCTTCTTCTTCTTCCGATTCTTCATCATAATAGTCCGAGTCTTCATCATCTGAATCAATTATTAAATTTTCAGTAGGTCCAGTAGGCCCTGTATTTATATAATTCGTGCTATCTAAAATATTTGGAAATGGAAATGTAGGTCCTGAAGGACCATTTAAACCAGCTCCAAATGAATGTGGCAAGCCAGTAGGGCCAGTAGGATCAGCAGGATCAGTTACACCAGCAGGACCAGTTACACCAGCTGGACCAGTTACACAAGCAGGACCAGTTACACCAGTTACACCAGGAGGACCAGCAGGGCCAACAGGTCCTGCAGGATCAGCAGCACTAGCAGGGATAGTATTTACAGTAATATTTATTGGTACTTGTTGAGCACCTGGATTAATTACTTGACAAACATTTGGTTTTTTGTATTCCCATCTTTTATTATCAAGTGGACAAGAATTTTTGGTCTTTGTCCACTTTTCAATACAATGTAAATGATAAATATGTTCACACACACCCATTACGCTAACACATTCACATGCTGAACCAGAACATTCAACACATGATTCTAATACAGAATTTCTACAAATAGGACATTCATCATTTATAGTTTCCAAATTCCAACATCCTCTCAAACATACTGATTTAATCACTATTGCACTCATTATAAAGTTATTATTAATTATAATTAGTTCAATAGTCCAACTAATTAATTTATTCAATTTTTTTCAAGTGAGTTTTACGATCTTGAAACTAATTGGTTTATCTCAATTTTTTTCAAGTGAAAAAGTTGATATTTTAACTATTTAAAAATAGATAGATATATTTAATTAAATGAAAAGACAAGAAAAAACTCAGAAAACATGGGTTGAAAAATATAGACCTAAAACAATTGATTCAATTGTTCAACAAAATGAAATTAAAAGTTTGCTAGCTAATGCATTTAAAACAAAAACTTTAACTCATATGTTACTCCATGGACCTCCAGGTACAGGCAAAACTACAACAGCTTTAACTATATCAAGATATTTTTTTCATTTGACTGAAGACCAGTATTCTAAAATAAAAACAACAAAACCATATGAAATTTTAAATGATAAAATTATGAAAGAAAGGGTTTTAGAATTAAATGCATCAGATGATAATAAAATTAAAGTAGTAAGAGATAAAATAAAAAGTTTTGCAATGAGTTCAGTAATTGATTATGAAGGTATTGCTAATTTTAAAATAATTATTTTAGATGAAGCAGATGCATTAACATCAGATTCACAATTTGCATTAAGAAGAATTATAGAAAAATATACAGATTCTACTAGATTCATATTAATTTGTAATTATGTAACAAAAATTATTCCTCCATTAGCATCTAGATGTATGAAGTTAAGATTTCAAACAATATCAACAGATTCATTGGATTTAATTATTAAACGTATTGGTGCAAAAGAAAATCTCCAGGTCCCAGATAATTTTGTTACTAGATTAAATCAAATAACAAAAGGAGATTTAAGAGAATCAATTAATCTATTAGAACGTGTTGCTTTTATTGATACAAATCTTTCAAATCAAACATTAGATGAAGTATCTGGACAAATTTCAGAAGAATTTATTAACAATTTATGGTCTATATTAATAGATAAATCAGTTCCAGTTGCAAATATAATTACAAATGCTATTAAATTTAAAAATTCATCATACTCATCATTAAATTTACTTGAAGGAATATTTTTACGTGTGATAAAATCAAATCTATCTGATAAATCTAAATCAATAATAATAACTGAATTATCTAAAATAGATTATTATTTAAATGAAAATGCAAATGAATATATTCAATTAGTCAAGTTATTTGGTTTAATAAAAACAACATTTAATTTAACAACTGATTAATAGAATCAAAATATTTACTAATTGATTCAATAGATATTTGATCAGTTAAATCAAAAACACCAATAGTTTGTTCTAATTTACATTTTAGTTTAGGTATTCTACATAGAAAGTTTTGATAGGTAAATAATTTGCTAATTGTTTCTGGGTCAATATTTGGTTGAATTGAATTAAACATATTTGTCAAGTTAAAAAATTTATCATTAATTTTAATTGTATTTTTAATTGGTTCTATTGAATCATCTCCAATCCAGCCAAAAGTTTGGGTTGTTGAATCAATTAATTCCTTTATTTGGTTAGGTTTGATTAATCTAACAAATATACATAAATTCTCAAATTCTTGAATATTTTCTTTATTAATAGATTTATTTAGTACTTCAATGTATCCTAAATTTTTTATGTCTTTTTTTGTTTTAAATTCTTTACGCATATTTCGACGAGTTATTTCTTGATATGTATTAAAAATAAACTTTGCATTAAATATATTATCTAAATCTTGATCAAGCCATTGTAAAAATTTTCCTACTAACCAAACTCGTATATCATTTACTGTCTGAATATCTGTTTGATTCCATAAACTATCCAAATTTAATTTTTTAATTGTTTGAACTATCCAACATATCATTCTTATATCCATATATGTTGGATCTGTTATTATAACTTTTGAAATTAATTCAAGTAAAACATGTGCATATAATCCATACATAACAGGTTTGAATAAATATGGATTTTGAGTTATGCCAGTACTAATAAGTTCTTCAGTATATCTTGAACTGTAAATCCAATGATATTCATTTATATATAATGGAATCATTGAATTACCAGAACCAATAACAGATCCTGAAATTAAACTATCAAGTAATTTACCATTATCAAGTCTTGCATTTTTTTTCCAAAAAAATTCATGACCATCATATATTTGATCTCTTCCAATTAGTGTATTTGTAACTTTTACTTTAATTGTTTCACTAGACCACCCCATTCTATCTGAAAATTCTGATTCTATTTTAACCAATAGACCTAAACATGATTCTGATAAATATTCATCATACCAATTAGAAAGTGATATAAGAGATACTATTTGATCTAAAGATTTTATGAAAAATTCATTTAATTCCAAGTGTAAAAGACTAGTAGGTTTTGATTGTTCAGTTTTTGATTTTATTAATTTAATCCTATTAGAAACATAAGTCTTTGATTGTCTTGTTGTCATATGATTTGGTGTTGATGAGAATGATCTTAGAAATAGATTATCCAATGGATTTGATTTTTCAAGTTGTAAATTTACAATATTATTTTGGTAAATATTAAAAATAAGATTTGTCGAAGATACTAATTCATTTAGTTCATCAATTTCTTTTTTAGGAATTAAGTTCAAATAATTTATTGAATGTAGAAACTTTATTTTAATATTTGTGAAAGAGTCAATTGTTATATCAGAAATATAATTTTTCAAACAAATAAATTGAGCATATAAATCAGGGTTAGAATTATATATTAAATCCACATGATGTTCTTGAGATTCAAAACCTATAAATGACCATTTAATCCAATTAATAAAGTTACTAAATATTTTATTAGTTTGAACAAATAAAACTATATCTGAGGAGTTTGAATTAAATTCATAAATTTGACCAACTAAATTCCCCAAACTATAATTTGCTTGTGAAACTTTCATTTTATAACCAAATATTTTAGATTCTAACTCTTCATTACAATTTAATGTTAAATCACACAAACAAATATTTGGACTCATAGATTGTAATAAATCAGGTTCTATTTTCTCATTTGAAATTAAAATTACAACATATAAATCATTTGGTTCTACACATATATATTCTAATATAGATTGCAAATTATTTATAATAAAAGTTGAACTATAATTTGGAGGATTAATTGTATTTGTATATATAACCTTTTTAGGTTCTGATGTATAGACTATTTTATAATCTAGTAATTTACTTGTAATTTCATTATAATAATTTTGATTTTCCATTTGTGGGGTATTATGAAATATAACCACATGCCTTTTTAAAATTTGTGGCCTATTTATTCTTATAATATAATCATCTCGATAAACTGATTTTGAATCAGAACTATAAAAGCATCTCGATAACATGATTTTAATAAATTAATAATATAATAAACAAACTTGAATAAAATTCAATATTTTTATTCAAGTTAGCCTTTTGTTATTAACAGGGCGTGTTAGCCTTTTGTTATTAACAGGGCGTGTTAGCCTTTTGTTATTAACAGGGCGTGATACCAACAAACAAGTTTATTATCATTTTTCTTATCCGAATATATTGCATTTTTATTACAAGGAGGATTAGAATTCTGACATAAACATATTTCTGTTGTTTCTAGTCTTTCTAAATCATACGCTCTGAATTTAGAAATTTCACTTCTCATTACCTTTAATTTTTCTGGACTGAACTTGTCCAGAGTTTCATCAATACTAAAATCGAAATCTATTTTTGATGTCATTAGATATATATAAGGTATATATATCTAATATATCTAATTATTAAATAAAACAATTTTTTCCAAATGAATTAATAGTCAGTGACAGAATTAATAGTCCGAGACAGATTAATAATAGTTATAAATATTTTTATAATAAATCAATACTAGTTTTCATTCCTTTAAATCTAGATTTTCCCCAATACTTCATCACACCTTTTTTTTTATAATATGATGTTTTTATTTCTTTATATTTTAAAAATTTTTCTTCTTCTTCTTTTGTTAATGTAGGAGGTTCGTCGTTATTTTGTTCTTCTTTTTTTTGTTCTTCTTTAATATCTATTGAATGACCCCAATGGAAACATTGGGGTGAATTATACTCGTGCTCTTTACTTTTTGACACTTTTCTTCGTTGTCTTTTTAGTACTTTTAAGACTCGTAGTCCCATCATCTTCATCCTCTTCTTCTTCAGGTTCGGGTTCAGGAGCTACTTTTTTAGATACTTTTTTAGTTGCTGTCTTTTTAGTAGTTTTTGGTGCAGGTTCATCTTCTTCATCATCATCTTCTTCTGGTTCAGGAGCTGCCTTTTTAGCTACTTTTTTAGTTGCTGTCTTTTTAGTAGTCTTGGGAGTAGCAGGTTCATCTTCTTCCTCATCTTCATCCTCTTCTGGTTCAGGAGCTGCCTTTTTAGCTACTTTTTTAGTTGCTGTCTTTTTAGTAGTCTTGGGAGGAGGAGTTTCTTCCTCCTCATCTTCTTCATCATCTTCGACAGGTGCAGGTTTCTTGGCTGCTTTCTTAGTTGTCTTGGTTGCTGTTTTACTAGTACTAGATTTACTGGTCTTGGTAGATTTCTTTACTTCATCATATTCAGGTTCAGAGTCATCAGATTCTGAAACATTTTGTTTTTCAAGTTCTTCACCAGATCTTTGCTTAAGAATTTTAATAACCTTGTTTCTCTTTGCATCAACAGCATTCATTCTCATTACATATTCTCCAAGTACATTAACAAACTCGGTATAACACTCATAGAGTTGCTCTTGAGAGAGCTTCTCGTATTGGTCATCAGACATGTTGATATAATCTACTTTGTTTGACATCTTTTATTGTATATTTGTATATATTCTTATTTCTTTAAAATGTTAAAAAATCAATTTTTTTTACTTTTTTAAGGTTTTCACTATTGTATACTATTGGGCCTAATATAAGATAGTCTAGGTTAGTATCTTACTATATTATAATATTTAGCAAATAATCTAGATATTTTAAAGTAAAAATATCTATTTTTATATATTTGGATAAAGCAAGTTTATTTTCTTTCTATATATTATATATAGAATGCACACAATTAATATAGTTATGTTAATTTCTTTATTTCTAATTATTTGGTATTTAATTACAGGAACACCACAATGTGAAAATTTTATAGCAGAGCATTTTGGTTATTCTGGAGCTAATTGGTTGGGATGGAATACATGGGGTAGTTGGTTTCCTTGGAATCAACCAACTAGATTCCCTAAACTATTTTATGATAT